TTCACCATTGGTGGTGGGATTGGAAATATTGTTGGATTATATAGAACTATGGTTACTTGGTTAACCTTGATGAAAGCATGGATTAGTGGATCAAGCTGGATTATAAATTTTCTTGGAAGTGATGTTGCTGGTGTTAAAGAAGCCCAGAATGTTTCGAAAGCTTTAGATAAAGTTTCCAATGAATTATTCAGTGTTGGTGCATTTGTGCCTCAAGGACCAAAACCTACAGAAAGTAATGTAATTAATAATGGCGTTGGAATTGGTTTTAATACCAATCCTACTGTTAATAGTTTGAATTTAAGTAGTGAAGATAATAAGACTAAATTAGCCAAAGTTGAAGAATGGCGTGCTAAGTTTGTGTCTGGTGGTAATTTAAATGTTACTAGTTCTCCTATTGAAAATCCAAATTATGAAGAAAGAAAACAATCTCCTCAAGGAGCTACATGTATGAAATGTAATGCAAGTGTTGATACTTGTGGTTGTTCTTTTTCATCTGCTGTTGTTAAAGTGTTTACAGATTCTATTCCTATTATTGAAGAACCAGTAGCTAGTGTAAAAATTAGTTGTGTTCGGTGTGAGAAGGATGCAAATGGTGCAATTGTAAAATTTTGTGCCGCTTGTACTCTCTGCAATAAAAAGAATCAAGAAATTTGTGATAGAGCTAAGGAAGATAAACATTCTGGTCTTAGAAAGATGTGGGATGCTATTGAAGCAAAGTCATCGCAAGGTGCTGCTGAAATTAAGGAACTTAAAAACTCTATTGGTAACACTAATTGTTATGTTATATTAGTATGTGTGGTATTCTTCTTATTAGTTGCTGCTTATTATTGGTTTAATGAAAAGCCTAAGCAGAAGCGTGAAGGTAAATATGCTGTTGAAGATTGTAGAGATGTGTATCCTGTTGTTGATATCCCTGGTGGTATACAATATGGACCCCCTACAGCTCCGCAAAAACCTGAAGCTAAAGGAAAAACTAAGAAAGGAAAAGGTGTTGGAAAATCAAGAACCAATGGAAATAAACATTGGCGTAATCTTTACTCTGGTGGTCTAGATAAAATTAAAGATGGTAGTATTCTTGAAGTTATTCGTGATGGTAAGAGTGTTCAAATGGCTGCAGGTAAGCGTAATGCTACTTTAAGTCGATTAGATGATATGATTCGTTCTAATCCCTCTGAATTTAAAATCAAAGTCGATGGTCAAGTTTTCAGTGTTAAAGCTGCTGCTAACCATTCTGATTTTGTCATGGGTAAGGGAAAGAAATCTGTGAGGGAAAGTACTCAAGGTTTAATTGATAATACTATCAATACTGAAAAGTTAAAATTGTCTAGATCTGAAAAGAAGAAAGCAAGAAAAGCTAAAAGGGTTAATAAAGAAGGTGTGATTATGTCACAACTTTCAACAATTGTGAATGCAGAACCTATTGGTTGTGCTCATTCAAAAGAATGTCCTTTAAATATGCATAAGAGAAGCTCAGCTTATAAGAGTTGTGGTACTGCTTGTGGTGGACATCATTGTTATCATTGGGCTGAATGTAAGCCAATGAAAAATGTTGACTCGATTAAGCTTAGAGAAGGAAATAGTCCTTGCTTGGCTTTCTATCTTGGTGGTAATTGTAAAAGAAAAGGTTGCACAAATGCTCATGAAGGGTATGTGGCTAGTGAAGTCCGTGCAGCTTGTGCTGGTAGAAGATGTAGATATGAAGGAAATTGTAAGTTTGAAAGTTGTCCTTTTACTCATACTTCTAAACAGAATAAAAAGAATAGTCCTATACGTGACTCTGGATTGAAAACTGTAGTTACTGATGGTGTTAAGCAGGAAAGGGAAACCTTTGCTAATGCTGTTAAAGCTGGTTTAATAGATGGTAAGATTAAGAAGAAGGTGACTATTCAAGAACCTGAATCTTTATTGGATGGAAAGCAATCTAAAGGTGATTTACCTTTCCATAAGTTTGTTTATAAGTTATATAATGAACATAACCAATTCTTATTACATTGTACAGCTGGGCGTAATCGCCTTACTACAATTGATCATGGAGTTATGAGTTCATCTAAACTCTTTATTGAATATGAAGATAAGAAACAAGAAATTGATAAGAAAACTGTTAAAGTTGAAAGTGAAAATGAGATTGGAGATTTATTAAGTTTCCGAATTCCTGAACAAATTAAAGGAATTCCTCAAGTATCTTTTAGAAAACCTCGAATGAATGAAAGGTTAACTTTAGTAGTGAAACAACCTGAAAATATGTTCGATATGGGACATTATAAAGGTGAAGATTATCATACAGTGAATTCAGTTAATGGAAACTGTGGTGCTGGTTTGTTTTCTCAAGATGGATATTGTGTTGGAATACATAGAAGTGGAGGAGTTGATAAGAAAGAAAATGGTTTCTATGAATTCACTGATTCAATTCTCAGTGGATTTGGAAATCAAAATTTTCAGTAAGCCCCTCCCAAGTTCGGTTCGTAGATGTGGACGATATGATGAGTAATTATCCTGTTCGTTTGCAAAATCTATGTAAATCGTTTGGAGAGGGGCCATCACAACGCGCAAAACAGTATTTGGCTAATTGTCATAATATGAGGTTGTGCGGCCGCGTTCGAAGGTTTGTGCCTGAGAAGATGCGGAATGCTGATGATCCTTATTTTGCTGAGTACATTAGAGAAATCTATGGAAAAGCACCTTCTAAATTATTTCACAATTATAGGCTCGCTCAGCCTAATGCTGCTGCTGGTTATATGAGTTTGAAAAAGTATGATAAAATACAACCCACTATTCGAAAGGATTTTTGGGATTTGACTCTAACCTGGGCAGAAAAGCATTTTGGTGCTATGCGAGATTCTGATATTTGGGAAGATCATGAAGATGTTGTTGCAGAAATTAATAAAGTTGCTAGTGCAGGTTATCCTTGGACTCAATTTGACGGTATGAAATCTAAGAAAGATTTCTTTGAGTGGGGTGGTTCAAAAGATCACTGTCTCAAATATTGGATGGATCTCCGTGAAGAGGTTTGTCGTGCTGTCCCTTGGACTAATAATGTTAAAGAAGAACTTCGTAAAATAGATAAGATTATTAAGAATCTTTTGAGAACCTTTGTTGGTGCTCCTGTTGAAGTTGTTTATGCTGGTACAAAACTTTTTGGTGATCAAAATGAAAAGTTTTATAATTCTGCTGGAGAACATTGGAGTTTTGTTGGTGCAACAAAATTTCGTTTGGGTTGGAATAAATTATTTAAGCGTTTAAATAAACATCCTAATGCTTTTGAACTGGATGAGTCAGAATATGATTCGTCTTTGTTTAGAGAGGCAATGTTAGGAATGGCGGAATTTAGATTTCGCATGCTTAAACCCAAATTTCAAACTCCTGAAAATTGGAATCGAATTCAAAATCTTTATAAGGAAATTGTAGATACAGTAATTATTACCACTGATGGTGATGTTGTTACTAAGAATACTGGTAATCCCAGTGGTTCTCCAAATACAATTGTGGATAATACAGTTATCTTATTTAGATTAAAGGCTTATGCCTGGTTATTGTTGATGGAAGAAAATGAAGAAGAAACTTCTTACGAAGAATTTATGGATGAAGTCGAAGCTGCTCTAACTGGTGATGATAATACCTTTACTGTTAGTGACAAAGCCGTTTCCATTTATAATGCTACTAATATAGCAAGAGTTTGGACAGGAATTGGTGTAACAACCAAAACTGATTCTTATGCTCCTCGTAAATTAGAAGAGTGTTCCTTCTTATCCACTTCTTTTAGGAAAGTTAAGAACTTAGTTGTTCCTATGCCTGAAGGAGATAAGGTCATGTGTTCCATGGCTTTTCACAATAATCAACCTGATAATGTCAGGTGGTCTCTATTACGTGCTTGTGCATTACGAATTGAATCATTTTTCGATGATGAATGTAGAGCTTTATTGCAGAGTTATATTACTTGGTTGACAAGAAAATATTATACTGAATTGCATGCTCCTCGTGATGTTAATAATCCTAATGATATGTTTACTTTTAATGAAGTTTACAGTGTTTACAAGACTGATTCTGAACTGCGACAATTGTTTTTAGCAGAAGAAGGTCAAAGTCCTGTTCCCGATTTCAATTTTGAGATGTATGAAATTGGGTTACAAATTGTAACATTAGTTTGATTTTTCTTGCTTTTCTTTTATAGGGTGGCCTCAATTCAATCAACCTTATAAAATTGAAATGACAAAAAGAAAGTCAAAATCAAAGGGAATTGGCCCTGTAGCCAATGCTGCTGCTTATGGCAATATGCTTAAGCAAGCAAAAGCGTCTAAACGTAGTAGACGGAGACGTAATCGCCGAGCAAGAGGTGCTCCTGCGATGTCTCAAGGTAATACCTCAAAATCCCGAAGAAGAAGGGGTAGAAAAGGTGCCGGTGGTGCCGATTTTGCTGTCTCTGACGGTCTGAATACTGGTAGAGTTGTTATTAATAATGATTCTATTGTAGATCAGTTTGTGATGAGGAGAGAAAAGATTATGAATATAAATGGTTCAACTGGTTTTGTAAATCAGTCATTATATATTAATCCTGGAAACACACTTATGTTTCCTATCTTTTCAGGGATTGCTGCTAAGTATGAATGTTATCGAATTAGAAAACTTAGGTTTTTGTTTGAAACAGAAGCTTATACAGCAAGTGGTAGTAACCAGGGAGCGGGGAAGAACATTATGGTGACAAACTATGATGTTTCTGATGCTGCTTTTATTGATGATACATCAGCTGAAAACTACTGTGGTGCCGTTAAAGGTGCCCCCTATGCACGTATGGTGCATCAGGTCAATGGCAAGAAAGGTGATAAGCGAGGATATAATCCACTCACAACTTTCTTTGTTAATCCCAGTGCTAATCTAGCTGCTCCTGCTACGGATAGCAGTCAGTCTAAATTCTATGATGTAGGATTATTTCAATTTATTACTAATTCTCAAGTGGGTTCCGCTGAAATTGGTGAACTGTATGTTGAATATAGTTTTGAGATGATTAGACCAAAACAACAATTAAATTCTCTAGGTATAAATGCAGTCTCTGCTCATATTACTGAGGGTGCCGCTACAACGGCTACCGCTGCAGCTCCTTTGGGAACAACTGGTGGAATTTTAAAAGCTGGTAGTACGCTACCATCAGTTGCAACCACTAATACTTTCACATTACCTTATGCTGGTAATTATCAGGTTAGTGCTTCTTTTAGTACTAATTCTGGAAATATTGGAGCAAGTCCATCTATGACTCCAGGTAGTAATATTACTGCTCTGAATTATTCTTTTGATGATTCAGCAGGTTACCGTAATTCGTATCAAGGTGCCTGTGGTTGTTGGATAGGTGAATTTGCAGTATCTGCTCCTGGAACAGGTGCTGCAAATACTATTACAATAGGTGGTTTAACTAGTATGACAACAGGTGAAACTGATGTTTGGATAAATCAGATTCCCTCTGCTATTACTAGTGTTATAATTGGAGAAGATAATTTAAAATCCCAAATTGAAAAGACTAATAGGTTAGAATCTCAAGTAGATTGGCTAACTAGAAATCTTAGTAGATTATTGGGTCACCCCGTAATAGATGATGATGAAAAATCACCTTATGTGAATCTGGGTTCTTATGATCACAAAAAGGCAAATCTAATGCGAGAGATGGTGGAGTGGAAACGCTCAGTGAAGCAAGATCTAAAAGTTGATACTGATGCTGCAAACATTAGTAAAGATAATAAATCTGAATCTTCACAGGGGGCTACCCGGCCTAATAGCCCCTTAAGGACCCGCAATAATAATAAAGCGGAAGCTACTGCTGGTTGGTTCTCTTCGGGGAAGTAACTAGTAATAGTTTAAATTATTAATGGCTGCGTGCTAGTGAACACTTAATTGTGATGTAGCGTGTGCGCACTAACTCAGTGATGTATTTGATTGCTGGGACTTTGTAACTGTTGGTGTCTTATGGTATGCAACATTTACCGATCGAGCTTGTATAAGTTAAGAGTTCTTCGTGAGTAGATTCTAGGAAAGCGAAGTTGATATACCTTCTTATATTAGTATTTAATAAATCCAGAAATGGAACGGTGGTAATTGTGTTGTGGCTGTTTGAATGCTAGTGATGATCTTGTGTATTTGAGAGCAAGCAAGTGTGTTTGTGTTATTTAGTGTGAATGTGGATCGTAGTGATCTTTGGTTAAAACAGAACTGGTAAGGGAAGCCGACTCCCAATCATTGAAATATTCTTTTCCTCTGCATTTGTATTATTTAGTGCGAGCAATTACTACTTGTGGTACTCATCGACGTTTGATTCATGGTCCAAGTTATATTGTAGTGAAGTTAGTTTTCTGTGTGATTAATTAGTCTGTGTTAGACCGATCTCATGTAGACGGCGTCAGGCAAAATAAATTATACTTTCT